CATCCATGGAAAAAGTTATACGAATATGGTCAAGGGTTATATGACCTAAACGTTAATATAATTGTAGCTCCTTTACAAGATAATACATTTAATAGAGCAAAATCAGATTTAAAATATATTGAAGCGTGTGCATTAGGTTTACCGATTGTTTGTCAAGACCTTTGTACATATGAAAATGCACCAATTAAGTTTAAAACTGGTGATGAAATGATAGCTCAAATTGAACATACTCTGCATGATAGAAAGCGTTATAAATCTTTATGTAGAAAAGCAACTCAATATGGTGATACTCGATGGTTAGAGGATGATAGAAATATTGACTGCTATACAGAATTATATCAATATGGTGTAAACGACCCTAGGCGGGTCAATTTAAGTAGATATAATTAGGAACTATCATATAATTGTATTGTGAGTTACCGCAATATATATTATGACCCTCGTGAAAGATGTATTAATTTATTTACCTGGGATGAAGATGGTAAAAGAATTAAAGTAACTACATCTTATGATCCTTATTTGTATGTTGAAGGTAAGGGTGATTATGAATCTATTTTTGGTACTAAATTAGTTAAGAAGAGTTTTAGGACTCAGTATGATAGATTCAAGTATATTAAAGATACTGGTATTAAAAGAGTATTTGAGAACCAACCAGCTGTTCAGCAGTACTTGATCGATACTTTTTGGAAGGTTAACGAGACGACTGAATTCAGTAAAAATCCTATTAAGGTTATGTTTCTAGATATCGAAACGTATTCACCAGATGAATTTCCTAATCCGCAAGACCCTACGCATACTTGTAATGTTATTACATGTTTTGATTCATTAAATCGTCAATATCATACGTTTGGTCTAGGTGAGTATGATAATAAAGATGATGATGTAACGTATGTTAATTGCTCTTCAGAAAGAGAGTTATTCATGAAGTTTGTTGAATATATTGAAACTGACTATCCAGATATTATGTCAGGTTGGAATAGTGAATTTTTTGATTTACCGTATATCTTAAATAGATGTACACGTTTACTTGGTGAAGAATGGACTAATAGAATATCTCCTTCTGGTAAAGTTTATAGTAGAACGATACGTGGTCAGTTTGGTCAAGAGCAGCAACGTTGGTATGTTGAAGGTATTTCGTTAATTGACTATTTAGATGTATATAAACGTTTCTCGGTCGGGGTTAAAGAAAGTTATAAGCTTGATGCAATTGGTGAAGCTGAGTTAGGTGAGAAGAAAGTAGATTTCGGTAATATGAATCTTGCTACTCTTGCTGATACTGATTGGCAAACGTTTGTTGAGTATAATATTCAGGACGTTAGACTGCTAACTAATCTAGAAGATAAACTAAAATATACTGAACTAATAAAGATGTTGGCTTACGTTGGGTTAACTACCTTTGAAGCTGCTATGGGATCTCTATCAGTGATTAACGGTGCGACTGCAGTGATATCTAGAAAGCGTGGTCAGTGTGTACCATCGTTTATTAGAAATGAAACTACTGGTAAGAATCCCGGTGCTTATGTTGGTGAACCTTTAGCTGGGTTTCAAGAAAATATTATATCGTTTGATGCTAATTCACTATACCCTAACGTGATGATATCTTTAAATATGTCACCTGAAACTAAAGTGGGTAAGATAGAAGCTAAAAATGATAAAGAAATTGTTATACGGCATGCTAATGGTCAGGTATTTACTTTAACCCCTGAAAAGTTTTTAAAGTTCTGTAAGAAAGAAGAAGTAGCTATTAGTAAAGCAAACGTGATGTTTACTCAAAAGAGTAAAGGTGTGATGCCTGAAATTTTAGATTATTATTATGATAAACGAGTTGTAGTTAAAACTAAACTTGGTAAACTTAAAAGAGAGTATTCAAAGAGTAAGATTAAGAATAAGGATCTTAAATTTGAAATCGATCAATTAGATGCTAAGCAATTATGTATTAAAGTTTTAATTAATTCAATTTATGGTTATTTTGGCAATAAACATGCACCTTTTGGTGATGATGATATTGCAGCTTCAATTACCTTGACCGGGCAGGCAGTTATAAAACAATCAAACGAGTTACTTAAAAGATATATTAAAAAGAAAGCTAACGTTATAGATGATAAAACTCTCAATGATTGTATCATCTATAACGATACAGATAGTAGTTATATATCAGTTAAACCTCTCGTTAAAGCGGGGTTAACCTTTAAAGATACGGATGGTAAGTTAACTCAAGCTTTCCATGATGAAGTTCAAAATATTGAAGACTTTCTAAATCATGAGATTAAGATATGGGGTAGTAAAAATCTAAACTCAAAAGATTGTAGATTTATATTTAAACGTGAAGTAATTGCCGATACAGGTATATTCTTAGCAAAGAAGCGTTATGTTATGCATATTCTAGATGATGAGGGTATACCGATGGATAAGTATAAATATACTGGGGTCGAAGTTGTTAGAAGTACAATGCCAGATGCTATTAAACCCCATGTTAAAGATATTATTGAAACGATGCTTTCTACTCAAAGTCTAGCTGAAACGAATGCTGTACTAGATAAAGTTTATAAGATATTTATTGACTTACCAGTTGAAGATATTACGTTTGTATCTGGTTTAAAAGGTTATGAAAAGTTTTCAGGTCAATGTGATGGTTGGAAGACTGCTAAAGGTATGCCTATACATGTTAAATCTGCTTATTATCATAATATGTTACTTAAAAAGTTTAATATCGAAAAGGAATATGAAACAATTAGTTCTGGTGATAAGGTAAGATATTTTTATGTACAACAACCTAATCCATATAACTTACAGAGTTTAGCATATAAGTATTACTACCCGGATGAATTTAAAAATATCTTCCATATTGACTACGAAAAAATGTTTGAAAAGAATCTATATAAAATTATTGAAAGATTTTATGATAATGTAAGATGGTCTATTCAAAAGACTGGTAATGCAGTACAGACAAATTTATTTGATCTTTTAGGTTGATTATAGTAATCTATAATGTAAAATATATGTATGGAAGATAAAAATTATACTACATTTATTGATAACGCAGGACGTGCAATTTTTGCCGAGCTTGATAGTGAAACGGATGATAAGCTAGTTGCTAAAAATCCTGTTATGATTACAGTACAACAAGGGGAAAACGGTCAAATGGCTGTTCAATTGTTTCCGTTGTTTTTTCAAGAATTTGTCGAGCCTGGTAAAGATGATGTACGAGCTAATTACTTTACATATGCAAAGAATAATATTGCTGTAGGTAGTAACTTTAATATTGAACCTCGAATTACCGAACAATATTTAAAAATTGTTAACCCGATGTTGGTACCAGCAGATCAATCTGCCGGAGGAGAAGCTGAAGTTATTAAGCTTTTTGACGAATAAGAAAAAAAAAATTAAAAAGCCTCTCAGAGAAATCTGAGAGGTTTCCTATGATGACACCTCAAGAAATATTTGATTATAAATTAGGATGGAAATCTTATTCATTTCCTGTACCGTTCCATTCAGACTGGGAAATGGAGTATGTAGATTATTGTAAAGCAAATTTTAAAAAATGGGAATGGGATAGAATTAAATGGACAAATGTCTATGAGCATACAATGCTATTTGAAAAAATAAAAGATGCTGATAAGTTTAAAGAATTAATTGATAAACGATAATAATATACTATAATAGTATATATGAGTAAAGAAATTGATGATGTATTATCTATAATTGATAAATCTAACCCGTACGCTTCGTTTTTAAATGAGAGCGCTTTAAGTAATGTAGATGGTTGGTTAGATACTGGCTCTATGGTACTAAATGGTATTGTATCAGGTTCATTATTCGGTGGTATACCGAAAAATAGAATTACATTGTTGGCCGGTCCTAGTATGACTGGTAAGAGTTTTATATTACAAAAGATTTTAGCCAATGCTCAGAAAGAAGGATTAACCCCAGTTATCTTTGATAGTGAAAATGCTATTGATAAAGATGGAGCAGAAGCATTAGGTCTTGACGTTAGTAAGGTAAAATATGTACCTGTTTTTAGTATTGAAGAATGTCGTAATACTATTTTTGACTTCTTAACTAAAGTAAAAGAAAA